GCATTGGTGGACAGAATCGGTAGAACAATTGTTCTATATGAACAGTTGGTTAGAAAGAATCTTGTAGAGCGCATGGATACTATGCAGTTTGGTGCAGTGCTACAGACCATTGAGACGAAAAGTATTGCCAATGCAAAACAGAACAACTCATGGATATATGGCACAAAATCAAATGTGATTGAACAGCAGAATCCTTTTGACGTGATGAAATCAGATGATACAGATTTGCTTGTTCAATATTTCTCACGTCGTGGCACGTGGGAAATTGATAAGAAGATTTACGATATTCAGATGAACGATGGATTTACGAATGAAACAACAATGTCGGCATTTGTAGAAATGATCTTCCAGGATATGTACAACGCTATGACTTTAGCTGAGAACGATCTACAACATGGTGTTATTTCAACGGCAATTGCTTCAGCTATCCTTGCTGGAACTAAAAAGACGAACCCAATCCCTACAATGGCGAGAAACTTATTGCATGAATACAACACGCTGACCAATGCGGGGCTGACGGTGGCAACGGCACTTATCAATAAGGAGTTCTTGCGCTACTGTGCCAAAGAGATTTTGTTGGTCACTAAAAAGATGCGAGATCCTAGTATATTTTACAACGAGTTAGGTGCTACAAAATGGCATGAATCGCCACAGGTTCGATTACTGACAAATTACGCAACTGCATCAGATGCTTACTTGTCTGCCGATACGTATCACAAGGAGCTAGTAGCGTTGCCCGATTATGACACTGTCAATTTTTGGCAAGCTAGAGGTACGACCGATGATTTTACCACTGTATCTTCTGTCAATATCAAGGTACACGAGGGAGACGCTGACGCTACAGGCACAGACGTTAGTCAGAGTGGGGTCATTGCTTACGTTTGCGATCCGCGCAGACAGGGTTATATGTTCGATCGTATTCGAACAAAGTCAATCTATAACCCAGCTTCTGAGTGTACTGACTACTTCCATAAGGCAGATCAGGGCTTTTACATTAACCGCGCTAGATGTGGTGTAGTATTTTATATTGCCGAAGCGTGATTTACTAATTTGTAACTCAACACAAAATTAGAGGGGAACAGAACAAATGTTCCCCTTTTTATTAAAAAAGGAGTGAAATAAATGTTTATCAGAGATTACGAGAAATTCGCATACAGGCGCAAACAACACGGCTATTCATTTTACTATCAATATTGGCGAGAAGTGTTATTCGATTATGCTTGTAAGATTTTTTCTTACACCGGAGACCTTGCGGAAATTATACCGCCAAAAGAAATCGAAGTACGCCTTTTGCTGTTTGGAAAATGCGGTATAAACAGAAATAACAGTGGCGATCTGCTTGCAACAAATGTAAATTTGTTCGGTCTAACTTATTATTTTGACGAGTTTACAAGCTATAATTACACTACTCCGCTTGAGAGCGGAGAACGTACGATCGGGAAAGATGCTGTATTACTCAGTAATAATACACTGAGAAATGGAATGAGTGAGATAATACATGCATACGCTTGTCAGCTTGCCCATGCGGAAGTGACATTACTTTCTGCATTTATCAACAATCGAGATACCGTGGCATGGACAGCGATCAGTGAACAGCAAGCCCAGTCTGCAAGAGAGTACAGAAGTAAGCTGTACGAGGGTAAGATTGATGTATGCGTCGACAAGGGCTTTTCCACTATTCAGATGCGACCCCTTGGCACAGAAAAGAGACTTAGTTATTCGGAGCTTTACGACACACGCAACAATATATTAAACTCTTTTCTCGAGTTAATCGGTGTGAGACGTGCTAATGATAAACGAGAACGCCTTATCACTGATGAAGTACAGGCGAACAACTCACTTTTAAAACTCAATCTTACGGACATGAGAGATTCCCGGTTAAAAGGTCTAGAAGAAATCGAACGTGTGTTTGGTGTAAAAGGGGATCTGATATGTAATGTAGACCTAGACGGCAACGGATCGCTTGACGATTCGACACAGAAAGGAGATGGTGAAAATGATTAAAAAATATACTATATCAGATTATTTATTAGCAGAATATAATCGCACCGGATCGGAGGCAGATAATATCTATCTGCTATCGGGTGCAGTTTGTTACAAATTTTTATTTTCAGAATTTTCAGACGGCAGAACAAATTACCCGGTCTGCTTACAAAATGAAGAAAATCTCATATCTGTAACTAATATCATAATGAAGAGATACCCGAACAAGCGTTTGTTTTACGGCACTCTTTATAATGGAGAGCTTGAAACAGGAAAAGACAATCGGGCATATGAGATTATCCGTAATTTGGTAGATTCTGCACTAATGGAGAATAAGTACAAGATTGATACATTATACAACACTACTACATTAGAGTATAACCCGATCGAAAACTACAATCGCAAACAGACTACAACGATCAAACATGAGGGATCTGAAGCAGACACACGAAGCGGATCGGAGGAAAGAGCGCATGGTGGCAGTGACATCCTAGCTTATACAGGTGGTACAACGTCAACGCCCACAGGGTCTACTACGAACATACATTCGACTACTGCTTTTAATGAGCCGACGGACTTTGCCGGAGATACTAAAGATGTAACCACATATGACGGAATGCAGACTACAGAAGTTTTTAATGAGCGAAAGGACACGAACCAGTATAACTCGAATGAAACGGTCACCTATAATGATTTGAAAAACGAACACACGTTCGCTAATCGAGTAGACACGACTGAGGATGCTACAAGTGGAAACATAGGCGTTACAACATCTCAGCAGATGCTTGAATCGGAAAGAGAGGTTGCGGAGTTTTCTGTGCTTGCGGTTATAGCCGACATTGTCCAAGAATCATTTTGCACTGACGAGTGGGTGATACCGCCATTATATGCAGAGGGGGGATATTATGAATATTGATTTTTACACATGCACATCCAAAACGGAAACTGTGCAGAAAGTATTGACCAAAGAACGGATTATGACCGGGTGCAAGCTGTTAGACGCTACGAATGTAATCAATCCTACCGTGTTGATACGCGCGTCTGATATCGCTACATTGGCAGATTATAATTATCTGCGTATTCCGCAGTTTAATAGATATTATTACATTAGTAATATGGAATACCGTAGTAATGTAGTTGCGGTATCGTGCGAGGTAGACGCTGTCTTTTCATGGTATGCAAAATACAAAAACACGTCGCAACTTGTAACGAGATCCGAATACATCCGCAATCGCTATATACAGGATGGATCAGAGCCGATCCATAGCGATAATTTTTACACATATGTAAATTTTGGCATTGACGTATTCGACAAAAAATGCGATCGCTTGATATTGACTACAGCAGGGAAAGGATCGCTGACGGCCACTCAAAAAGCAATGTTAGAAGAAAGGAGTGTTGAGAATGGCGAAAATAGAAGAGCCGATTGACTGGAGCAAATATGGAGATCATTTTTCAATGGCGTGGGCGTCTGAGGGTAGCAGTTTAATAAGCATCACACGTCGAGCAGACGGACAGATTCGTGTTGACAACATTAGCGCTTATTCGAATATTGAAACGATCAGGATTGATTATGATAGTACTGGGCGTTTAATAGGATATGTGCATGATGGACAGATTAGTATTATTGGCGCACCCGGGGAATTGGTGACTAATAACAAACAAATTACATATGGTGCTGGTAGTTCTGCTGGATCGTTTGTAGATGCTCTTTCGTTGTCAGTTGCTGAGCAGACATCCATAGAAACAGGTGTTGTTTCCTATTATATGGGGGCAGGCGCAAATAAAGAAGTGCCGATTAAAAACGTAGGTGATGTTCTGCCGGATAAAGGATCGGTGCTGTCTGAGTATTCAATCCCCCAGAATGGCACATATGTAAATTATAATTGGTCTGCCGGGCTGACTGATTCTGTCAGTGATTCTTTCACTTTTGCTTTCGATGATGATACAAAATGCGCTTTGTTTAAGAGCGAAACACCTTATACGCAAGGTGTTGAAACAAGAGGTTATACTCTTGTAAATATAAGCGATATGCCATCAGAAATGCTAAAAGCGGCAAATGATATTGTGTCAACCGCCAATGCAGCACCTATTGAGCCGGGAGAATGGAGCGCATGGCATACTTTTAACGCCGTAGGCACGAATGCGGTAGACGGAAACCCTATTGTTTTTTTGGATCTAATAATGACAAACAATCTAGCCGAAGCGCAAAAATACGTTAAAGACGGCACTATCCCATCAGACGCAAGAGTGAATCCGTCCCATGTCAAGAAAGATACAGATTCGAATGAGGACGGAGAAGACGGTGGGAAAGAATCAAAATTTGATGAAAACGAACCATCAGCGCCAACGGTAAATAGTGTGAAGCTGTCAAATCTGCATAACTACTGGATTTCTGAAAGTCAGATGCAGTCCTTTTATTCGGAAGTATGGGAAACAGATCTGACCGATTTTGTAAAGGGAGCGTTTACAGGTATTTATTCAAATCTTATTAGTAACGTGGTTTCTCTTAAATTTATGCCAACTACCGCAGAAAATCTAGGTGGCACAGGAGATGCAAGCCCTGTCATTTTGGGGTTCAAAACGTATGACACATTGACCGTTCAAACGATCGGGAATACTACAGCTCCAATCGTCAATATCGGAAGTTACAAATTTGCGAAAGAATATAATTCTTTTGCTGACTATGCGCCATACACTGACGTAAAATTATATCTTCCGTTTGTTGGTATTGTTCCGATTGATACTAACCTATTTATGGGATCGGGCGGTGGCGAGACTGCAACTCTAAATATCAAGGCACAATATGACTTGCAAAGTGGGCTTATTACCTATTTTATAATGCGGAATAAAACAATGATTAGTAGTGTGAGTGGACACATGGCGGTAGAAGTCCCAATATCATTACAGAGCGGGCTAGATACGTTTAGCACAATGAGCCGTAATTTTTCGGGGAAAGTTTGGGACTTTGCAATGGAAGGGGCAAAGGGAAACCCGATTGGAATGATTAGTGAGATTGCACAGGGGTCTGCCACAGCACCACCGCAGACCATATTTGCATCTACTGGGGGTGATGGCGCATTTTATTCTTATCCTAAGTGCATGATAATGATTAAGCACCCGCAGTATAACCGCCCGAAGAATTATAGCCACGTGGTTGGATTTCCCGCTTACGTCACTAAAAAAGTCAGCGATCTGCAAGGATTCAATATCGTTCAGAATCCAGTTATTCCTTTAGCTGACGGAATGACCGGGGCAGAACATAACATGATTGTTACAGCTATGCAGAGTGGCTTATATTATTAATGTTTCACGTGAAACATTGCAACAAAAAAAAGGGAGTATATAAACTCCCTTTTTCTTATGATAAAATTCCTCTGCCGTCATTTTTCATAAAATCTGCAAAATCCTGTCCGGTTATATTGTCACAATAAGCCACCTTGCCATCTTTCCACGCTGACCGTATTAGATCATGCACGGTTAACGATCCTAATCGTTTATGGATGTTCGGTTCTAGCGAACATATGTTCGATAACGTGTATAGATCGTCATATAAACGAGATGCAGGGTAGATGTATAACAAAGGCGATCCGTCATTTTGTAGTAGCAGTTTTAAGTTAAAATTCACAACGCTACCAATGATCTGGACTTCATATAGTATATCATATGTTTCTAGCTTATTGGGTAGCTTACAATACTCTTCCGTCTGCCATTCACTACCTTTTATTGATTTTATTTTTTTCCCAAAAAAAAAATTATTTTTTGTATTCTTATTTGGTGATAACTCTACCGCTATCTTTATCACTGATCCATCATCATTTATTTTGTCGTATGTGTCAATCTGACCGACTTTCATTTTTGCCACACCACGTAGACCCCAGTCTGTATAGTATGGCGAGTGACGGCTTACTGTATTTCCAAGCAACCACACTTTGCCGGAACGATCGCGAAAAATTGTACTGACCAAATTTGCGAGTGTTAGTGTCTCATTCGGCAAATATCGTTCATTATCGCACGCAACGGATTCTTCAAAAACAATATCCGTAATATCCGGATACTGCCTTGACTTATAACGCCCGGCTATGTTTAACGCAAACACTTGCCCGAAGTTCCAAGGACATTTTTCTTCTGTGCCATCCTCTTTTAATTTTGCAAAATACATTTTTCCACGAAAAACTTTTACGTGATCGTACTTTCCGTGAGTGATTCTGCTAATATCCTTATCGGCAAAATCATCTTCGACCAATGATGCCTTTACATCATCATTAAATCTACGCAAGTAAGCTACCGTGCATTTCTTATTCTCCCACGCACGCCACAAATACCCAGTATATAGTGTGTTATCTTTCGTGTGTTCGTACGCAATGGCATAGGACTTACCCGCACCACGCCCCGAAAGAATTATATTATACGTTGCGTTTTGTTCACAAATGTCTTTTGTGGTGTAAAAACCGTCTCTACCTATTCCCATGTTTATTCCTCCAATCATAATCTTTTTTTCTGTTTACCTAAGTCAATAAGTTTCTTATAGTCCTCAAGCAATCCCATCTCATAAGTTGTCGGGCGCATTACTATACTATTTTTGTTGTCAATAGTGATTCCATCTATCACAGGACACCAGTCAGAGTTGTCAACATATTGCACAAGTTTTTTTGATATCTCAACGCCATCTTTTTTGAGATCCCGGGGGAACACAAAACCGTCTTTAAAGTCTTTCAGATCTTTCAAAGCAATGGCGTTATTTTTGGGGACACCGGATACCGTGCAATGAATTTTTCCGTCAGCATATTTATAGGCGTAGCGTTTAGCACCTTGCGTGACAAAATTAGTATACGTTCGTTCACGTTCCCATATTCCTATAAAGTGACGTTTACCCTTTTTGTCCAGTGGACACATTTTTTCAAGTGGCAAACCATGATAGTTCAATGCTTTTCGAGTGTCACAGATTATTTTAAGATTGTACGAATTAAAATAATCAACGTATCTCTTTTTATTCAGTTGCTTGCAACTATCCGTATCATAATACACATTATCGCCTTGTTTGTCAATGTGTAATAGAGCCGTCCACAGCGTTCTTCTTGCGTATGCGGTCACCCATACGCCCCACTGATACGGTAGATTGTTCTTATAGAATTTTTCGTGACATTCGTCTAATGATTCTTGTATATTCGGTGTGGCAGTACCCCAACCGTGATCGTACAGGATCTCGGATTGCACAAAATCGGTCACCATCATTCCATAAAGCGCATTAATAAATTCTTTTGATTCTTTATATAGCTCTTCTGCCCCAGTTACGTCTTTAAGTTTTGTTTTGTTTTCATATAAATCTAGCACATATGATACAAAATATGTCGGTAGATACTGCTTTTTAGACTGAAATAATTTTATAATTTTTTCGTTAAAATTATAACAATCATGCAAGATTGTATAATCTTGTTCCGTGCATATAAAGACACAGCTTTTAGCACTTATGATTTTACCATTGTCATATTTTGCACCTTTTAACGCTATACACTTACTAGACGGCAGATAGTGTGTGTTGCTTTTTGGAGTGATATTTTCCATTTTTAATACAAAAATATAAGCGTATTTTTCAAAGTTTGTTTTTTTCTTCACTGAAACTTCTCTGAATTTCTGCATTGGGTATTTTTGCCGTACTATTTGAGATGGATAATCACTGGAAAGATCAAACGAACCAACATCACTAAGCACTTTTCCGGCATTCAGATAGCAAGCCCCTGTGCTTCCACCCATAAAAGCAGCACGTAATAGCTTATATTCATTTTCGGTGGATGGTTGCATCCGGGTTATTTTCCGTAAATATTTATAGTCGTTTTTTGTGAAATTTTTTACCACTCTTCGCACTCTTCCAGTTTGTGTTAGAGGTATTGCGTGTTGGTATTCATATGTTTTCAAGAAATCACGTATGCCATGATATACAACAATACAATCTCTTTTGCAGTATCCCTTTTCTGTTTTTGTCATTGGTGTTTTTGGTGTTCTCAAAATATTATAATCGAGATCCCCTACCATTTTAGCACAACCTAGTTCCTTGCCCCATGTTTCAAGGGATTTTCTAGTAAGCATATACGAACATCTAAACTCGAATATATCCCAGTTGACTTTTATTGGCTTTCTCTCGGACCGGGCAAAAACTGTAATTGGGGCAATATCTTCCAAATGTTCACGAATAAACTGGAATTCATATGACAATTTATGCACCTAAATTATAGGTGATAACCCATGA